GCAGTACTTTACTATTACTCCACTGAAGTGCGATGATGGAATAACTCCTCTTGGATTCCTTTCGTGTCAGTGGTGTTCTTCTGATGAACTAGATCAGATAAAGAGTGAGGGAGTTTCAGAGAAAAGCATAGAGAACGTAATAGCACAGACTACACAGAGCATAAATTCACACCTAACTCACGAATCAGGTAAAAACTAATGCCCGCACGAATAATAGGAAGCAACAACACAGCAGTTTTTACTGATTTGGACCCTAATCTTACTAGGAGTACCAAAACTGGTGATGTTTTGAGTTCAAAGGACGATACTGCTGTTCGTGTTTCTATCAGAAACCTGCTTTCTACTGCTTACGGAGAGCGGTTATTTCAGCCTACAATAGGTTGCGCCATAAGAAACTTGTTGTTTGAACCAATAGACGCAATAACTACTCTTGAACTTAAAGATCGCGTGCTTCAAACTATACGCAATCATGAACCTAGAGTCGGAAATGTTATAGTTGATGTGGTTGCAATGCCCGATCAAAACGAGTACGAAGTAACTATAGAATACTCTATTGTTGCTGTAGGAAAAGTTGACAAGATTTCTGTCACCCTTGAAAGGTTACGCTGATGGCAAACAACTCGTTTAACGTAGTCAATCTTGATTTTGATCAAACAAAGGAGTCCCTAAAAGCGTTTTTGCAATCACAAGAAACGCTGAAGGATTACAACTTTGATGGTTCTGTTCTCAATACCATTCTAGACGTTCTTTCGTACAACACCCACTACCAATCGTTTTATGCAAATATGCTTGCAAACGAAATGTTCTTGGATAGTGCGGTTCTTCGTCCTTCTGTAGTGTCTCATGCAAAAAATTTGGGATATGTGCCGTCCTCTCGTCGTGCTTCTAAGGCTACAGTAAACGTAAAGATTCCTTCTGGAAACGTGGTTACAAAAAGCACATATCTCAACAGAGGAGCAGAGTTTACTGGTGTAGATTCCGCAGGAACACAATACAAGTTTGTGCTGCTTGATACTGTGTACGCAAACCCCGATACCATGTCTTTTGAAAAAGTAAATGTATATGAGGGTGTTCTTCGTCGCATGAGTTATGTGTATGATCCCACAAAACGAGTGGGTTCTGTGTTAGTAATACCAAATGACAAGATTGATACTACAACTATACGAGTACGGGTAAAAGCATCTGGTTCTGACAACTCTGGTATGGAAAACACGTGGGTGTATTCTGATTCTTATGCGGATATTACTCCCACTTCAAAGGTATTCTTTCTTCAGGAAAAAGAAGCAGGAATGTACGAGTTGTTCTTTGGAGACAACTTTTTGGGAAAACAACCTGAAGCAGGAAACATCGTAATAGTGGAGTATTTGGAAACAAATGGTGATGTGGCTAACGGAATAGAGACTTTTACAACCACTGTGGCAGGAGTACAGTCTGTTGAGGCTCTTGAACCATCATACGGAGGTGCTCTTGAAGAAAGTATTAGTAGAATCAAATTTTTGGCTCCAAGATTCTATCAAGCACAATCTCGTGCTGTAACTGTTGACGACTACTCTTCTCTTGTGATGAAGGAATATCCTGATGCAAGTGTTGTCTACGTTTACGGCGGTGAAGACGCAAATCCGCCTCAATACGGCAAAGTTTTTATTGCAATCAAGCCTAAAAGCGGAATAGCACTCAGTGCAGATGCAAAACTTGCACTGTCTAATAAATTGAGAAAGCAAAAGTCTATAGTCACTGTTATTCCTGAAATAATAGACATCGATTACACAGACATCATAATTGACAGCATAGTGACTTATAATCCCAATCTTACTCCCTACGGAGTAGGTACTCTTAAAGCATTGATTGTTGCGTATCTGTACTCGTATTCTGTGTCTTCTTTGGAGTCTTTTGGAACCAATCTTCACTTGTCAAAAATTATTCAAGGAATAGATTCGCTTAATGGAAGCATTTTAGGAAATCAGACTAGCATCAAGTTGAGAAAAGCAGTTGACTTCAGCATATTAAAGGCTTCAAAGGGAATATCAGTTGATTTTAAAAACCCTCTGTATACACCAAACGAGTACTACGAAGGAAATGTTCTAGTGACAAATACCTTCTCTCATAAAAATACAGAAGGAACTCTTATAAATGCAGTTTATGCTATAGACAACGGAAACGGAAAACTCAATCTTGTTGCCAAAGACTCTGAATCTGAAAAACTAGTTGTGGTGTATCCAAACATTGGAACAGTTGACTACGATACAGGCAAAATAAATTTCAGCACCTTCTTTTCTCCAGTTTCAATAAACACGTATCTCACTATAACAGTTCAGCCACGAAACACCGACATCTTTGTGTTTGAGAACAGTATGTTGCGTATCAGCAGAGGTTATTCTGATTCTGTAAACGTCAGTGTACTTACTGAAACAACGCGAAAAAATACACTAAACTAGACTAATGGACACAGTAAAAAACATTCTTACTAATACAAACGAGGAGACTCTAGATAGCATCTTGTCTCCATTCATACAGGAACAATTTCCTGGATTTATACGAGAAGATCACCCAAAATTGATACTCCTAATAAAGGCTTACTACGAGTGGATGGATGAAAAAGGTAATCCAGGAAACGTTCTTTCCAAGTTGGATACAGTCAATGATATTGATGCAAATGCTGATGAGTTCTATTCTCATTTTAAAAACACTTTCTTGGCGTCCTTTCCTGAAATATTTGCGGAAGACGAGTTAGGAAACAAGCCTAATAAAAAGACATTGCTCAAGAAGATACGAGATTTTTACGGCAAAAAAGGAACAGAAAGCGCGTACAAGTTTCTTTTTAGAATTCTGTATGACAGTGATTTGGAGTTTTATTATCCAAAAACAGACATATTGAAGGCATCGGATGGTCAATGGATTGAGCCAAAATCAATAAAAACCACTGCTAACAATGGTGTCGATCTGTTCTCGGCAAAGGGTGGTCAGATTCTACAAGCCAAAGGAAACGGTCAAGTAGCAACTGCTTTTGTAGACAGTGTTGCTCAATACACATTTGAAGGTTCTCCAGTATGTGAATTTTTTCTCAACAATATTGTTGGTGATTTTGTACCAGATCTTCCTGTAAAAATTCAAAAAGATGACAAAGAGTGGCAAGAAGTTCCGTATTCTGTTCTTGGACAGTTTTTCATTGAAGTCTCTGGTAATGGATACCAAATAGGAGACAATGTAACTGTATTGAACACGGTTGGCGGAACTGGTCTATCGGCTAAAATTGAGCAGGTTGGTCTGGCAGGGAACATCAAGAAAATAGCAATCACTAATTCTGGCATAAATTATCCTGCTGATGTTATTGTGAGTGTGTTTAACACAAACGGAAAGCAAACCGCAAAAGTTGTTGCTCTTCGTACAGCAATTACCAACTATCCTGGCTACTTCAGCGGAAATCGCGGAAAAATTTCAGCAAACAAAAACATACACGATGGTCATTATTATCAAGACTTTTCGTATAAACTTAAAGCAGCAGTGTCTTTTGATACTTATTTTGATGTTTTAAAGCGCATAATTCACCCCGCAGGAATGCGGATGTTTGGATCTGTTCTTGTTCGTGCTGCGGTAGACAATACACTTACTACTTCCACTCAAGGCACATTCTCAAAAGTTCCGCTCATCGGGCAGTACACACCGTACACGCCACGAACGTACAACAATCTCCGCAACGGCATATTCCTGCCCAATCAGGTTCGTGGTGCCACTCTACAGGTGTGGTTGAGTACCTACAGTGTTGCAGGAAACAGTGCATCAGGAGCAACTTCTGGATGGGAAGTGGCAGGCATCACTGCTTTGGGAGTGAACAGATGGATTGATCTTGCTCGTGGAGTTACCTACTCCATTCCGAATGGAGATGTTGCAGAGCAAACTGTTTGGTCTGCTCCCCGATTTAAACAAGAAGCAGTAAACACTCACCCGTCTTTGGTAATCCGACCAATAAATGAAAGTGGTTCTGATTTTGGAGCAACTGGTTCATCAACCAATTCTTCTTGGCGGTCTTACGGATATTGGAGCGGATTGACCGTTGGTGCGCTTGGATTGTCTGCTGCTCGTTCTTACTTTGTGGTGGCAAAGGGTAGAACTGCAACGCCAATCGGTGCAATAAGCACACCAACAACTTCACGATACTTAATTTCTGATGTAGGCGGTCATCACGGAATAGTGGTTGGTTCCACAGCGGGAACTTCTGCTCTGCGAGTGCTTGCGTACAACGACGCATCCCCTATTTCATCTAACAATGTGATAACAACCATTCCAGGTGGAGTGGGCGAGTGGTTCATGGTGTGCAGTACATACAATGGAACTCCTGCCGCAAACGGCGCGCTTTCTTTGTTTGTAAACGGTGTTTGTGCAGGCACCCAAACAAGCGCAGGGCAAAATGCTTCTATAAATGGTCAGACTCTTGCTGTGGGAATGGCAAGCGGAATAGACAGCGTGTTTGATGGCGAAATTGCGGAAGTCATTTGCTATCAGGGTGATGTGGGCAAGGCTGATCGTGAAAAGGTAGAGGGGTATTTGGCGCACAAATACGGGCTTGCAGGCAAGTTGCCGTCCACCCACCCGTTCAAGAACACTGTGCCTGGTGGCTCGTACTCGTCGGGGCGTTGGTACGGCAACACAGGCGACTACTATCAGCTAGGCTACAATCCGTATATTGGTTCCACTACTCAAGTAGGTCGCGACGGCACAACTGCGCCCCTTGGATCGCTGTTTGTTGATTCAGGCTTGGGATACACATTTACGGTTGCAAGCGAGCACGGGATTACTTCACACAATCCCACAGGTTCTCCATTGGGCAGCACTGCTGCGTGGTGGGACAACGGTGCATCAGGCAGCAACAAGGAAACGGTGCTTGACCCCTCACACATTCGCGGTTTGGCGTTGTGGCTCAAGCCAGAAAACATTGGTGTGTGTGGATCAGTTGCAAACGGCGTAAGCACAGACGTATGGCATGATGCGTCACCGTTCCAAAACCATGCCTTGCCGCCCACATGGGGTCGGTTCAATGGTAACGACTATGCGTCTGCGGGAGTCACCATAGACAAACTGCGCCCTGTGCTTTCGGTTGGTTCGCTTGCTGGACCCACGGGTGTGTGTTTCAACGGCGGTGTGTTGTATTCTCCAAGTAGTGTATGGAACGGAGCAAGTTTAGCGTCATGGGTTCAGTTTGGAAATACTCATGGTGTTGGGTGCTTGCCTGATAAGTTCCTTACAGGTCAACATCTACATCTAAAGAATGGATTGACCTTGACCGATGATATGGATGTATTTGTAGTATTGCGTTCAACTTCCGATGAATGGAACAGTGGTTTGGGTGTCATGTCGTCGCAAACAGATTTGAGAAGTGTACCTACAAACGACACGGTTTTCTTCCATAGATCATACAATATTGTAGACAGAACTCCATCTCTCCAAACAGATCAATATTACAAGGTTTCTCCAAACAATACTCTTCTGTATCCGTCAAACACTCCTGTTGGTTTGGCTGGATTCCGTCCTTCGGGTGGCAGCACGACTGCTGCAAAGAACTCCATAGCATACGATCCTCACGTATCTGGTGTGTGCTTTGGAGTAGGTGTATGCGAGTGGAGCCGCGACAAGAGCGGACGAATCCGATCTTATCTGAACGGCGATGAGGGGCTAAACTTCTCCAAGGCATCAGGACGGCGCATAGCATCCGTAGTGTCTGCTGATCCGTATTCGCAGTTCATTCAGGACGGAAATGTGCTGTACGTGAGTGCAGATTCAGCAAGCGCAAAAGAGTACGCTAATAATCTATCCAAAAACCTGCTTGACTCTTTTGCAAATTGGAAAGAAACACCCGTAAACATACTCAATCCTGTTCAAAACTGGATTGGTGATGGCGGCGGCACTAGTCGTGCTATTGGATGGTATTCAGGAATGACCGAGCCGTGGAGACATGGTGGTTTCTATGAAATAACTCCAGGAACTTCTAGAAATATTTACCTAAACAACGGCACCAACAATACATTTTGGGATTACTCTTTCAGTTATATTGGGTCGGGTGGAGCAGATTCGTGGACCTTTAGTGTACTTCTGCGCCGTATAGATTCAGCAGTGTGGTCGTCTAGCGTCATTAATGGAATGCGGGTCTACCTGTATACCAATCCCGATCCATTAAGATCATCTGTTCCAGCAACCGTGACCAATTTGGGGGGTGGTTGGTATCGCGTATCAGCAACCAGAACTTTCCCACAAGCCACAGTAGAAAAGCCAATTCTAGTTGGTGTAACTGGTTTTGAGTCTGATGTCAAGTATTACTTGTCAGAGGCACAACTTTTGCCGTATGTTGCAGGAGACATACGAGGTGACAGTGGAAAGAACAACTCTTTCTCGTGGCAGTCTTCTCCTTATAGTGTTCTTGGTGGTCATATACCCAATTCCATAATGTGGGACACTAATCCGTGGGGGTTCCGTGAGTTGATTTGGGATATTAAACCACACAATACAACAACAACACAAAGTGATGGTGGATGGAATTCACCTTTAATAGACATAGATCCCACAAAGACATACAGGTTCTCTGTTTGGCTGAATAGAAAAAATCTTGGTGCTGATGGTTCTTTTTACTTTGGAACTTATGGATACGATTCTGCTGGAAATAATGTTGGTGTTATTCAGTCTTCTAATGGAGCAAACAGTACTAATCCATATTTTATATCATTTGGACCATCAGACAGCAGGATTTCAACCCGTCAGGACAAGTGGGTATTGGTTGTAGGACACATTCATCCAGCAGGCACAGCAACTGGTACTGCGCACGCAAACAGTGGATTCTATGATGTGGGAAATTCCACCAAATACGGCTCTATAAGCACAGATTACATTTGGAGAAGCGATAACGCAAAAACCCTCCACAGGGCTTACTTGTACTACACATCAGACCGAACGGTTCGTCAACAGTTCCTCCGACCACGATTGGAAGTCGTAGACGGCACAGAGCCTTCTATTGCAGACTTGGTGAACAACAGGGAAAACATCATAGACGAGAGCGGAACGAGCGGAAGAAAACTGATTGCCGCAAATGCTCCCCGTTGGAGCGAAGCAGGTGTCGGCGGAGCGTTTGAGTTCCGAAACAATGATGACAAGTTGTTCTCTTCTACTTCAATACCTTGGGGTGACGGGCAGGTTTCATGGGAAGCCGCAGTGTGGACAGAGCCTTCGTGGTTGGAGCCAAACTCAGGTGTATTCGCTAATTTTTATTCAAACGGTCAGGTGTGGTTGTCTATAGGGGCAAATTCTCTTGCTGCAAGTTGGAGTATTCTTAAATCAAATCCAGAGCCAGGATATAATTCACAAAAGTCAATTAGTTTTTCAACAGGCTCAACTAACATGATTGGTTGGAATCATGTGGTTGTGACCACTTCTTATGACGGTGAATACACCACAGGCAGCATATACCTGAATGGAAAACTTTTGGGAAGTCAGTCGTGGTTGGGTAAAATGTCTACAGGAACTTCGGGTGTTCAGCAGTTCTACGGCGGAAGAAGCCTTCAGGATCGCAGATCCGATGGATACTCATACCACAACCGCTGCAAGATTGCATACGGGCGGGTTTACAATCGTCCCCTAAATTCAGAAGAAGTAAGTCACAACTACAGAGTTTGGCAGAACCGACTACTCAAAGGGTAATAAAATGGCAGACGAATTCAACATATCATCTGAAGATTTGCCGTATGCTGCTCCTCCTGTTCAGATAAACACCGCTGAAGTTGTGCTTGGGAGATTGGGTGGAAATGTAAGGCTAACAGCAAACAGCGATAGCGTTGTCGGCAGTTCAAATTGGGTGTCGGATCTTACAAGCGGGGTGACTAATCCTCCAATGTCTTTTGCAGGTGTGGTGTCTGAAGTAATCGTGTTTAACCGCAAACTCTCGGAAGAAGAGCGGCAGATTGTGTACGGATACCTGTCACGAAAGTACGCACTTGAAGCCAAGATGCCTGACGCGTTCAAGACATCGCATAACAGCGCGTATCTTGCAGGGATTTCGTATTGGGGCATACAGCCGCACCCAAACACAAACGGTCTAGACACTATTCCAAAGGGTGCAGAGTTCTCTGGTATCACCCTCAACAGGTTCTTTGCCATGAATCAGACCGTCTACAAGTCCGCAGGCACTCGGCTTTCTGATGGGACTGTTCTTGGCGGCGATACATACGCTTAAAGGGGAAATACATGGGCAGTTACATCAAGGCATCTATGGAGCGGTCGTATGCGGAGAGTTTCCTTGCGGAACTTGAGCGCAATGACAATCAGTATTTTCTGTTCATAGGCAAGGGCACCACATGGGCAAACGAAAATAGCCCTCCTGCGTACACGGATTCTGTGGCATCCGAGTATCAGATAATGAACGACATCATCGGATACAAGAAACTGTCTCCCGAAAATGTCCTGTTTGCCCTTCCCCGTTACGAGTGGATAAGCGGCACGGTTTACGACCAATACAGCGATACGACCGAACTGTTTAGCGACAATAATCCGCAAATCTTCTACGTGGTTACGGATGAGAACAAAATATACAAGTGCTTGTCCAACAACAACGGATCGCCTTCATCTGTAAAACCAATACTAGTTACTACAACTCCATTTACTTTATCAGACGGGTACAGATGGCAGTATTTAGCAACTGTTCGTGAAAGTGATCTGCCGTATGAGTTGACAGATTACGTTCCGATTGACTACGCTAAAAATTCTTCTGATACAGAGACTTCTACACAATGGAATGTTCAAGTAGATGCTAGAAACGCATCTATTACGCGAATGACTGTGCAAAACACAGTAGGTTCTGTTGGAGTTTATCCAAATACAATGGATCGTTCAGAGAGCAGTCCTACTACTGCTTGGGTTATCAAGATTGATAGCATAACAGATGGGTCTGTTTCTACACAAAAAATTGTAAAAGTAACAGATACTGCTTCTGTGACTGCTCTTAAGACAAGAACTACTGCTAATTTTGTAGGATATGTTATGCGTGTAAACGCAAACACTAAAAATTCAAGAGAAGTAAACAACTATGGAATTATTGTTGGTGCTGTTTACTCTTCAAGTCCTACAGAAATGTATACTTTTACAGTAGAGAGTGATACTATTCCATTTAATGCAACAGTAGATACCACCAGCGGAAACTATTGTTCTGTTCAAATACTTCCTCACATAAAGATCATAGGGGATGGCAGCGGGGCTTATGTGTTTCCAATTATGACAAGCACAAAAACTATATCAGGAATTGATGTGGTAGGGGGAGGCAGAGGCTACTCAAAGGTTTCTGCAAACGTAGTCAGTACAAAAACTTCAAACACAGTTCATCCTGCTATTTCTGCTGTATTGTCTCCAAAAGGAGGACATGGCAGTAACATTTTAAAAGAACTAAACGTAAAAGACGTACTAGTAGTAATGAAAATCAACGAGTACGATGCACAAACTATTCGTGGTGGAGGAAATTACAGGCAGTTTGGAATCATCAAAAACCCTGTTCTGAACGACGGTAGTGGAAGAATCGCAGGAAAAGAAAACGTCAATTTTAGAAATATTACTCTTACATCAGCAGAGTTTGTGGAGCCTGATAGTGGAGATTTTGACTTGGGTGAAGGAAATTTCATAATAGGAACAGAGACATACGCTTCTGCAAAACCGATTGAAATAAAGTCAGCCACACCAACCCGAACGGTCATCAAAACTCTCAATACATCAGGAAAATTTATAAGTAGAACCGATAGGGTGAACGATTATGACTTAAAATCAAATATACCGTCCGCTTCGTTCATTGTCGGGGAAACAGTAAGGCAAACAATACCAGCAGGAACAACACTCGGAACCACAAACTATGGTTTTGATCTTACTGTAGACGGTAAAGTTATGGTATATTCCGTAACAGGTGCTACTGCAACAACAACAGTTCGTTTATTGACTGGTGGAAACTTTTCTTCAAATGCAAGTGAAATTCGTGGTCTTTTGTCAGGAGTAACCGCAAAGGTAGGCGAAACCAGTCCTCGTTACGGAGAAGCCGTATGGGTTACCCGAACAGGATTAGGAGGGGTTTCTTTCCGCACTAGAAAAAACTCTTTGGGAGCAGATACTCAAAAATTGTATAGGATATTAGATGTAAGTGAAGCCTATTTTGATCTTGAACAAACTCCATCTTATCGTGGTTTACACCTGTTGAATGTGTCAACCAGCGTGAGTGGAAACACTGGTGGTACTGACATTACCTCTTCTTCCGTTCTTCCGTCTTCTTTCTCTAACGGAGAGTTTGTACAGCAGGGAATTAGTGGTTCTATTGGAAACTATGCAAGTGGAATTGTTTTTGATTGGGAGTATGTCAATCCTTCGTACGGTCGTTTGTACCTAACAGACGTTTTAGGTAATTTCCGTAGCGTATCTACACATGGATTGACCGGAACCACTTTGGGAAGTTTTGTGCTGTCTTCGGTTGAACCACCAGAGATTGACCGAACTTCGGGAGAGGTCTTATACATATCCAGTGTTCGTCCAATCATGCGAACAATAGGACAAGAAGAGGAATTCCGCCTGCGGTTGGGCTTCTAAGAGGGACACATGGCATACGATCCAAGCATATTCAACATCAATCCGTATTATGACGATTTTGATGGAGACAAGGGGTTTCTTCGTGTGCTTTTCAAGCCTGGTTACGCTCTACAGGCTCGTGAACTAACCCAAATACAGTCTATTCTTCAAGATCAGGTGTCTAAGTTAGGAAATCACCTGTTCAAAGACGGCTCCCGAATTGTTGGTGGCGGTATTAGTGTTAGAAACACCAATTATATTTTGGTCGGTGTTGGGTCTGGAACACCTCTTGAGGGAGTAACTGACTACGATGGACTTGTTGGTGGTGTTTTGACAGATTCTTCTGGAAACTCCGTAAGAGTTGTTCATTATCTTGAACCCGATCCCAATACTGATGGATATCTGATTCTTGTTGTTGACTTTATCTCTGGTTCTACTTTGATTGGAACTATGACTTTTGAACGTGATGATCTAACCATCACGGGAATTGTTGCACAGCAGATTCCTGTTTCTGGTTTAACAACAGAAGTTTGCAAACTAGTAACCGTTTCGGATGGAATATTTTATGTTGATGGATTTTTTGTTCGCGTAAGTACGCAGCATTTCTCTCCGTTCAATGCAACCACCTATAGGGATTTGTCTTTTTTTGGTTCTGAAGGATCTTTTTCTGCACTGTCCAAGAAAATTGGTTTTTACATCAATCGTGATTCCATAACAGAACAGGAAGACTCCACTCTTCGTGATCCGTCTATTGGTTCTTACAACTACAATGCTCCTGGAGCAGATCGTTACAAAATTACGTTGTCCTTGGGGCAAGCAGAACTGAACGAAACTCCTGATGATTTTGTGGAATTATTGCGGTTTGAAAACGGAAAGATTACTAAGAAAATTGACCGCGTAACCTACGGAGACATTTTAAATGCGCTTGCAAGGCGCACATTTGATGAATCTGGCTCGTACACAGTAAAGCCTTTTGATATTGTGATAAAGCAAAATAAGACAGACTCTGAACAATTTAATGTTTCTGTTTCTGGCGGAAAAGCGTATGTTTTGGGTTATGAAGTTGAAAATCAGCATCCAATAACCATTCCTATTAGCAAAGCAAGAGACACACAAACAGAGACAGACGCAAAATTCACGCAGTTCAGTGTAGGCAACAAGGTTGAAGTTGTATTGTCTAGTCCAGAAAATTTTGGATCAACTTTTGCAGAATACGCTTCTCTTATTGGAAATGGTTCTGCTGTAATAAGATTTTTTGATAGTACAGAAAACGTTGTTGCAGACGGATACGTTCATGGTGCTATTCCTAATCCTAGAGATTTGAATGTTCCTGAGACTTGTCGCCACGGGTACGAATACACCATGTATCTTTATGGAATAAGCGGAAACGTTTCAAGTGGAGTTTCGGGTGCAATCTATCTCCCAAACAACACAATAGTGGCTGCTTTCTCTCCTGCGGGACAAAGCACAAACTTTTCAACCACTATGACTGATGATTCGTCCCTTGTGTACGAGTTGCAGCCAGGATACGCTTTGAATCAGATTCAGTCACTCAATATGGTTACAAAAATAGTTGGTGATATTACACCAAACACACTCACTATAACAGGTCTTGCAAATAACATTACAAGATACTCGTTTGGAAAATCTCATTTTTCGGATACGATCAAGAATGCTGGAGAATCCTTCCGGTTCTTTAATTACGGAACATCAAGTAATCCGCGAACCAATACGGACGATTTGCAAGACATATCATTCATTATTGCTTCTGGAAATGATTCATCGCTGAATATGCTTGTTCATGGTGGAGGATCGCGAATATACAACAACAGTGATGGATCAATATCTGTAGAAGTTCCTTCTGCTCAAGCAGAGTTTAACGGTGGTTCTCTGCGAGCAGTTTGCCCTATACAGTACAGTCCAAATGTTTCAAATTTGTCTACTTACAGGTACAAGGAAACACAAGAGGTTCTTGAAGCACCTCTAGGAGCAGTTCAGGTCGAACAAACAAACGAAGAAAATGAACGGCGTTACTATTGGTTACGTAGACCTGTTGGTTCTACTTTTGAGAGAGTTCCCGACGTTTATTCTATTATTCGTGTTGTTGATCAAAATGGTGTTGACTACACAAATGATTTTGAACTAGATGATGGTCAGAAAGAAGCGTATTACGACTACTCTAAACTTTATGTAAAGAAGCATTTGTCCTCCGAAACACGACATTCGGACACAGGACAATTAGAGTACGAAGTATCGTATAGGTACTTCAGACACAGTGGATTGCAATGTGCACCATTCTTGGGACGACATTCCTATGATCACTCAACAGGAATACCATACGATCAAATTCCTCTGTACACCAATCCAAAAACTGGAAAAACTGTGTCTCTTGCAAAATGCTTGGACTTTAGGCGCAGTACGCCTGATAGTTCAACTTTAATGATCAAACCATATGGAATGGCTGAGTTTGGTTTGGGAAATGATACGGTTATTTCGTATTCTCACTATTTGCCTAGAGTAGATAAACTCTGTGTAAAGTCAGATTCTGAAGACGGATCTCCTTTGTTCTCGGTTGTTTCTGGAACACCTGATTTGGCTCCTGTAGCCCCTCTAGACCCAAATGATTCTCTAGTAATAGCAACACTTACGATTCCATCATATACACACAAACCATCCGATGTTGTGGTTACTCCTGTTGAAAACAAGAGATATACCATGAGAGACATAGGAAATATTGAGAAGAGAATAGATGAGGTAGAAGTATTTGCTAAACTTTCTCTTTCTGAACTTGAAGCCGAATCAAAATCTTTGAGAGGATCTACGGCAGAACGTGAGCCTTTAAAAACTTCCATATTCTCTGATGAATTTTACGGTCACTCGGTGGCTGATGTGACAGATTCTTTATACTCATGCTCTATTGATTACGAGCGCGGAGAACTTCGACCGTTTTACACCGAGTCTCATATTCAAATGCCTTCACCCAATCTTTCTAGAGTGGTTGTAACTGATGATGGTGTGGCTATGCTTGAGTACAGAGAACTTCCGTACGTTGAAAATAGTAAATATACTAAAACTGTGAGTGTGAATCCGTCCAACGCCGTGAACTGGTTGGGATTCATGAAACTAAGCAGGGCAATTGAGCCGTTCTATGATTTGGGATATCGACCCATAATCAAGACAAATGCTCTCATGGAAAATGATAATTGGATTTCCGCAAACACTAGAAGCGCAAATGGATTTGGTACACAATGGAACTCATGGGAAAGCCTGTGGACCGGAATAGAACAGGTTGAGGATGAGCAAGACGATATTCAAAAGCGTATTGTGCAAGTGCCTTATAGCAATTCTGTTTCGGCAGTACAATCGTACAATTCTGGAAATTCTAATATTGGAACATCGAGAACAGTAGAATCTGTTGATCAAAAAACAAGCAAGTTTATACGCGCTCGTCACCTAAAAAACAGAATTAAATACAACATCGAATCTCGCATGGTTGATCGAAGTGTTGTTCCTTATGTTCCTGCGAGAAGCAATGTGACTGCAACTGTTCACGGTCTAAAGCCAAATTCACAAAATCTCACGCTATATGTGGATGGAGAAACTGTAAAGAGTGGAATAACCACCGATATTCACGGTTCTGCTGTTGTTGCTTTTGGAATTTCTGCCGGAACTTTCCTTGCCGGTTCAAGAATCGTGAGAATAAGCGATAAGCCTATTGAAGACGCTGAAAATTGTATCATGGCAGCAGATGCAGTTTATCATTGCAATGGTTTGATTCAACAGCGAGATTCTGGTTCATTTTCTACCAGATCTCCTGATTTCCGCCGTCAAACAGTCAATAGTGAAGCAATTGCAAAAGATCCTTTTAACAGAGACATTGATTCCGTCAAGAACTCCCATTGGAGCGATCCGCTGTCTCAAACTTTCTTTGTGGACAAAAAAACAAATCCCGATGGAGTTTTTATCAGCAGTGTGAGCCTGTATTTCTCGGAAAAAGACAGCGTTTTGCCTGTAACTGTGCAGATTCGTCCAACCGTTGGTGGATATCCTTCGCCTTCAGTTTGCCTTCCATTTAGTACAGTCACGCTTATGCCTGAACAGATTAATGCAGATACATCTCCTGTAGCCACTGTGTTTACTTTTAGTACTCCTGTTTACCTTGAGCCTGGTGAGTGGGCAATCTGTATACTTGCAAACAGCGAAAATTACAAAGTTTACGCGGCACAAACAGCATTGAACACATTGGCAAACTCTGATGCCACATCAGGAAGAGCAGGAAACAACCAATTAGTGGGAACTCTATACAGTCCTCAAGGATTTGGACCAGCAGTTCAGGACAACGACACAGATTTGATGTTCTCTCTAAACTATTGTAATTTTGATGAATCTGCAAATGGTTCCATAGTTTGGGAAGGTGTTCAGAACTGTACAGGCAGGCAAATTATCAAGATTTACGCTCCGGAAATTGTGCCTTCAAGCACCCAAATAAACAGAAATATTGTAGGCAGGAACAGCCACAACAACAACGAAAAAATATACCTTGAGCCGCCACTTTCATCTGCTCCTCAAATTCAGTATCAGTTGATACGAGGAGACAATGTGTCGCCTGTGGTGGATTTGCAGGCTATGTACGCTGCAAGCGTTCAGATGTTCCAAGACACCGATCAAAACAACGCAAAATCATCTCGTTATGTGTCTCGTGTAATTGATTTGCCTGAAGAATTAGTGTCTAACGGAATAGCCGTGTTTTTGGACGCGTATCTACCTACAGAGACAAAAGTTGAAGTGTATTGTAGGTACAGTATTAATGGCGAAAGTGATGTGTTCACTAAACCGTGGGTAAAGATTCCTCTTATGCCTCCTTATGCAGGAGATTCTGACACACCATTTGTAAGTGTTTCTGAAATAGACTTCAGAAAGGCGTACTACAAGATAGGTGGCGGATCGATAGAGAACTTTAAATCGTATCAGATTCGTGTTGATCTGAAATCAACGTCTGTAAATACTCCTGCATACAAGCAAACACCCGCTGTCAGAAACGTAAAAGCGGTGAGTTTTGTAGGTGAAGAAACAACAATATGAGTCAATCTAGGTACATAAGAGATCCTCGTAGCGGAACTCTGCTGTTGCGCGACCACTCTCGTGTGGAAGAACAGCGTTCTCGCATCTCTTTGGTACAAGAGGTACAGTCTTTGAAATCTGATATAAATACCCTGAAGACAGAACTTCAAGCCCTTAAAAGCACATTAGCCACCATGCAAAAGAGCAACTAAAATATGGCAGCAAACACTGGTCCCAATCTGAATACATATCAAATTCCCGAAGTGGAGTTGAGTGATACTTTCAACGTTTGGCGTGACACCACCAATACACAGACGTTCAAACTGAATAAACTAAAAGTCTATGATGGTGTAAGTTCGTCTTCTATCACGCTTAACCTTTCGGGCGGCGGAACCTTTCAGGCAGAACTAGCAGACAATGTGGGCAAGGGTGTCACGTTTGCACAGCCTGTTGTGTTCTCAAATGGAGTAACATTCAATGGTGATGTTACATTCAACGCGCAAACCTTTACGGTAAACGCAAATGTTGTCACTATTGATGACTATGCTATTGTTTTGGGCGCAACATCAGGAGCAAGCGACAACGATATCAACACCGCAGGAGGCGGCGGTGTGCTTATTAGCCGTGGTGCAGGATCCACCGCAGAATGGTTGTGGAGAGCAGCATCAGTTCAGGGTTTAACAGGAATATGGAGCGCAAACGCCCATATAGGCTTTTCTGGTGCAAGTGCGGGACTGTACCCTCACAATGGGAATGTGTTGCCTGTTCACGGTACAGGTTTTCGACTTGATGGAAACGCTAACGGCGCACACGGTCTACAAGTAGACCTCACAAACGGAACAGGTGTAAATTCTACCATAGCACTTTCTCGTTACTCACCTGCCGGTTCCACCGTTTTTGCTGAAGTTTTAAATGGTGCAACTTACGGATCTCGTCCGTTCCTGAACGTCAAGGACGGCGCAAACAGAAAAACTATAACTGTTCCTACTGCACAGACATGGGGTGTGGGAACTCCTCTGCGGTTTAACGGGACAACGTACGTTGCAGCAATTGCAAGTGGTGCAGATAGTGCAGAGGTTGTTGGTGTTGTGTCTTCTGTCATCAACTCAACCACTTTTGAAATAACTTTTATTGGTGAAATATTTGGTAACTTTAGGTCTGCAACCGAAAACGGTGGTGATCTTGTTGCAGGTCAAACGTATTACCTGTCTACGACACAATCTGGAAAACTTGTTGGGGTTGCACCCACCAGTGCAGGTTCTGTCCACAAAGCAGTGCTTATTGCAACGGGTGTTAATTCTGCAATTGTGATTCCATTTACAGGTGGATTGCTGACTTCCACTCTAACGCTTTCCACATCTACCTCTGTTGCAAAACGAATTTCTCAAATCAATCAGTTCAAGATTGGAGATGTTGTTCGGTTTGCGTCCAATCCCAATGGTACTACTCTTACATACACTATCAGCAATCAAACAGTTCAGCGTTATTATGCGCACGGTTCGTACGTACGAGCAGATGCAAGCAGCGTAAACACGGGACAGGTTGCAGGCATGGTTGTTGCACGAGACTCTATACGCGCAGGAACAAACTATTTAAACGGAACAAATCTGAATGACGCTGTATGGGACGAGTTTGATGTGCTTATGGATGGATGGTTTGATGGATTGGTGACAACTCCTCCACTAGTACCAGGCACAGAGTACTATTTGCGGTCAAATCACGGCGGAAATGGTCCTTGTCTTGAAGGTTCAACGCCAAATTTTATAGATCAGGCTCCAACCACTTCAAATCATGTAGAGAAAAAGTTGTTCCTTGCAACAAGTCCAACAAGTGGATACCTGTATTCGTATCGTGGCGATCCTGTGCGATCCACAACAAATACGTTTGTTGAATTGCAAAATTCTTTGATAAAGGACTTGCGTTCAGACATATACAACGATCTGTCTATTGGTGTATATGCAAACAGCGGTGCAGCAGGTGGAAGATCTTCTATCATTATCACTCCTGCTCCAGACGCATCAGGATTTACTGGTTCGGGATCTCGTGAAGGAAATGTGG